CCCCTTTTAAAGTATCCATATTTTATCGCTAACCTAAACGCACAGCTGATGGTTGCTCCATTACAAGCGAATGATTTCAATAGAGCAAAATCTGATATTAAATTTATTGAATCATGTATTTTAGGTATACCTTGTTTATGTCAAAATATTGAGACATATAAAAATGCTCCAGCAAAGTTAAGATTTGATACAATTGACGAGTTTGAGCAAAAGATTAATACTATCTTAAATTACAAAAAGAAAAATAAGTATTTTCAAAATAGTGCCAAGCTTAGAGAAATAGGTCAGAAAAGAATTTTAGAATTAGATCATAATATAGGCGCTTTTCTTGAGGCTCTTAATACTCCTTTTGGTTCTAGTGAAAGAACCTTCCTTAAAAAGTGGAATTAGGAACTAGTCTATAATATACTATAGATATAGATGTCATATCGTAATGTAGTATATAACGGTCGTAATAGATGTGTGCACCTGTTTACGTGGGATGAAGATGGTAACCGGGTAGTAAACACATGTTCATTTGAGCCATACTTATACTTGGAAAATACAACCGGTGATAAAACATCTATCTATGGTACCACTCTACAGAAGCGTAAATTTAGAGATAACTATAGCAAATCGCTATTCCTCCGGCAGTCGGGTATAAAAAGAGTATTTGAAAATATACCACCAGCCCAGCAGTTCTTAATAGATTCTTATTGGCAGGAAAACGAAAAACCAGAATTTAACTCAAATCCATTAAAAATATGTTTACTTGATATTGAGACATATTCCCCGGATTCTTTTCCGGATATTGAAACTGCAAATCATGTTGTTAATGTTATAACATGTTATGATAATGTCAGTAAAAAGTTTCACACGTTTGGTCTTAAGCCATATACCGGTGAACTTAAAGATAATGTAAATTATGTTCACTGTAAAGATGAGAGAGAAATATTTTTAAAGTTTATTGACTATATTGAAAGTGACCACCCGGATATTTTAAGTGGTTGGAACTCAGAGTTTTTTGATATACCATATATTATTAATAGAATCGAGCGTATATTAGGTCAGGATTATGTTAATAAACTATCACCACTTGGTACGGTTTATTTTAGAACAATTAAAGGTAAGTTTGGTAAGGAGCAAAAGAGATATTACATCGATGGGGTTGCTTGTTTAGATTATCTTGATGTATATAGACGCTTTTGTTTAAAATTGAGAGAATCTTATAAGTTAGATGCAATCGGTGAAACAGAATTAGGTCAACGAAAGGTTGAATACGGTGATACTAACCTAGCGACATTAGCTGATGAAGATTGGGATAAATTTATTGACTACAACATTCAAGATGTTAACTTATTAGTACGGCTGGAAGAGAAGCTTCAATATTTTCCATTATTACGAATGTTGTCATATGTAGGTCTCACTACACTAGAGGGGGCTATGGGGACAATTCAGGTTATTAATGGTGCGTTATGCATTAGAGCCCGGCAAAGAGGTGAAGTTATTTCAACTTTTGTACGGCATGGTAATACAGGTAAGAATCCAGGTGCATATGTTGCAGAACCTAAGTCAGGATTTAAAAATCATATTGTATCTTTTGATGCTAACTCACTATACCCTAATGTGATGATATCACTCAATACATCACCTGAAACTAAAGTAGGTAAAATTGAAAAAACTACAGACTCAAAGGTAATAGTTCAGCATGTATCAGGTAAGTTGTTCGAATTAGACCACTCTGCCTTCATGAAGTTCCTTAAAACAGAGGACTGTTCCTTATCGAAGGCTGGTTTCTTATTCTCTCAAAAGAAGAAAGGTATTATACCGGAGTTCTTAGAGTACTACTACAACAAACGTGTTGAAATTAAAAAGCATCTATATAAAGCTAAACAGAAATTAAAGAAACTTAAGAAAAATACACCAGAATATATCGATGCAACGTATGAGCAAGAGAGATTAAACACTTCGCAGATGGTTATTAAGATTCTTATTAACTCTTGCTATGGTTATATGGGCAACAAGAATGCTCCAATTGGAGATGACGATATTGCTTCATCAGTAACGTTGACCGGTCAAGCAGTTATCAAATATTCCAATGAATTAATTAAGGAGTTTATTAAAAACTCAATACCAGATATTACAGATAATGAATTAGAACAATGTATTGTGTATAATGACACAGATTCTTCATATGTGTCAATTACACCACTAGTAAAGAGTGGTGTAATAGAGTTTATGGATGGAGATAACATTCATAAACAAGCTTATGATAAAATTCAAGAGATTGAAGACTATTTAAATGAAGGAGTTGAGAAGTGGGCAATTAAATCACTCCGCACCAAGGATAGTCGATTTGTATTTAAGCGTGAATGTATTGCTGATGTGGGTGTCTTCTTGCAAAAGAAGAGATATGTTATGCATATATTAGATGATGAAGGCATAAAAGAAAATAAGTTTAAGTATACAGGTGTTGAAGTGGTTAGGACAACTATGCCCAATGCTATCAAGCCATATGCAAAGGAAATAATTGAGACAATGCTTTCAACACAGTCGTTGGGTAAAACTAATGACCTGTTAAACAAGACATATGATATCTTTAAAGGTCTGTCACCGCAGGAGTTAGCGTTCGTAATGGGTGTGAGAGGGTACGAAGACTATGCAGCTCGTTGTAGTGACTTTACAACAGCTAAAGGAATGCCAATTCATGTAAAGTCATCATATTTTTATAATTTATTGTTAGATAAACTTAATACTGGTAACAAGTATGAATCAATAGGGTCGGGTGATAAGGTTAGGTATATGTATATTGAAAGACCTAATAAATATGGGTTGGATAGTATTGGATTTAAGTATGATTACCCTAATGAGTTTAAAGAGTTATTTAAACCCGATTATGATAAAATGTTTGAGAAAATTTTATATCAAGCAATTGAAAGATTCTATGATTGTGTTGGATGGAAAATAAGAAAGCCTTCCGAGAATGTTACAGTGGAATTATTTGACCTATTTGGTAAATAATTATATGGCAGTACAACCAGGTGGATACACCGACAATATTAAAGACGATAACACACCTAGAGCTCATCCAGCTTTTAATAGAGGCAAAGCTCGCGGAATTTTAGAAACCCTTAGTATCATTGGGGATGTAATTGTAGGTAAAGATAATGGCTCCGGAGCCATTAATTCTGCAGAAATAGAAAAGATAAGAAGGGCAGTATTTATTATGAGAGAATCATTGGTCCATGCTTCAGATAAATCCACTTATTTATCGAAGCCAGCAAAAGAGGCTCTTACCGAAGCAACTCAACACGCAGAGAGTTTAAGATTTCAAAAACAATAGTGGATTATTATAATCAATAACATAAAATATATATCATGGCAGATAAACAGTATAAAACAATCGTGGATCACATCGGTCGTACAGTAATTGGTAACATTGTAAAGGAAGATGCAAAGGCTCTAACCCTTAACAACCCCGTTATTATTCATGTACAACCAGATCAAGAATCCGGTCAACTTCAAGTTCAATCCTTTCCTTATATCTTTATGGAATTCCTAAAAGATAAAGAGCAAAATAACTGGACATTTAATAAAACAGTTATTTCAGTATCTGATGTTGAGTTAGATGATAAGATCATCACTCAATACGAAAATATTAACAATCCTCAGCCTCCAATCGCAGGAACACCTCCAGCAGCAGCCGGAGAACCAGAAGTTGTTAAGCTTTTTGATGACGAAGAAGACGAAGCACCTGCTGCTGTTACTTCAGATACGACTGCATAATCGCGTTTTAGTTGGGTAGCCTGTGTGGGCTAATAAATATTTTTACTATGAAACTAACTAAATATACACATAACCCAATAGCAGAGATTGAAAGAGCCTTTGATGGTTTTTTTAACCTAACACCAGTCTTCCACCAATTGGAGGAAGTCTATAAAACAGGAGATCAAGTTCGATTTTCATCGGATGAAGAAACACTAAGTGTTCAAATTGATCTACCAGGAGTCACAAAAGATGATCTAGATCTCTCTACTGACACCGATCAACGTGAAGTCTATGTTAAGGCTAAGCGTAAGGTAAAAGCCCATGACGGGGAAAAGGAGCAAACCTATAATAGGTCGTTCTCAGTCGGAAGGGAGTTTGATCTTAATAAAATTAACTTTACTTATGTCGATGGTGTTCTAGAAGTAGATGTACCTCGCAGAAAGAAAGAAGAATACATTAAAACATATTCTGTTTAACAATTAATATTAAACCTTATCTAAAAACCGCTACCAATTAATTGGTAGCGGTTTTTTTATTGATTAACGAGCGATATATTATATAATACCTTATATGGAAAAAGATATCACCAGTGCACTAGATTCTATCGATTCTGTTAACCCCTTTGCAACATACCTTAACAATAATACATTAAGCCACGTTGGAGAATGGATTGATACAGGGTCTTATGTGTTAAACGCAATTATTTCCGGGTCGATTCACGGAGGAATACCAAAAGGTAGAGTAACAGTTCTCGCCGGTGAGTCAATGACCGGTAAATCCCTTTTTGTTCAAAAAATATTAGCTAAGGCCCAGGAGGACGGGCTAGTCCCCGTTATCTTTGATACTGAAAATGCTATTGACCCTGAAGGAGCCGAAAGATTAGGATTAGATATTAGTAAAGTCAAGTATGTTCCTTGTACCAGCATTGAACAAACTCGAAACTCTTTGTATAAGTTTCTTATGTCAGTTAAAGAGAAGGGACTAGAGGGTAAATTTATTGTAGCTATTGATTCGTTGGCCAATCTTCAATCAGAACTTGAATTATCGCGCATGAGTAAAGATAGTACTAGTTCAGATATGGGTACAAAGGCTCGAGCAATGAAAACGCTAATGCAAACATGTACTAATCTTGGATCCGTTACCCAGACAACAATTCTTTGTACCAATCATGTTTATGACGACCCTACCGCATTGTTTCCTTCTATTGAAAAGAATATGCCTGGTGGTAAATCATGCATTTATCTCCCATCAGTGACAGTTCAGTTGGCTCGTAAGCCAATGAAGTCAGATGGCGGTAAGACAGTTGATGGAGAATTAGCAGTTGGGCAGAAAAAGTATGCGGGTATTATAATTAGAGCACTAACTCGTAAAAACCGATTTATTAAACAATACCTCGAAGGTGAAATGTACCTGTCATTTGCTTCTGGGCTTGATCGTTACTATGGATTAGTCGATCTGGCTGTTGGTGTAGGTGCAGTAATTCAAACTGGAGCAACTTATCAGCTGGAAGATGGTAAGAAGCTAGGCTATTATAAGAATTGGAGGAAGGATGAAAAGCTTTGGGAAGAGACTATTCTTCCAAAACTAGAAGAACGAATTAAAGATGAGTGGTCATATAGTAATAAAGAAGAAGAACCACCAGATGAAGTAGAAGAAATTATTGATGAAAAAACTAGTACTGACTCTTAGTGGTGGGATGGACTCATCTGTGCTGTTGCATATGGCACAAGATAGAGGTTATGAACATATACACACTATAACCTTTGACTATGGGCAGAGGCATAAGCGAGAACTAGCTTGTGTAGATAAGCAAATTAATAACTTTAATAAAATGTTCAGTGGGTGGTTCAATTTAAAAGTTACTAATAAGGTTCTCGATGTAAAGTATATTAAGGACATTGCTCCAACTTCATCTCTGACTAATAAAGATATCGACAATCCTAATATTAGTGAGATGGCAGGTGATGCACAACCTGTCTCATATGTACCGTTTCGTAATATGATGTTTTTGTCTATTTGCTCTTCGTATGCTGAAGGCGTAGGTGCAGATACTGTATGGTACGGGGCCGCGCAAGTTGATTCATTAGCTGGTTATTGGGACGGTAGTGAAGAATTTGTTGATACAGTTAATGGTGTAACAGCTCTTAATAGAGAAAATAGAATTAATATTGAAGCGCCTTTACTTGTTATGTCTAAGGCTGAAATTATTAAAGAAGGTCTTAGACTAGGGGTTAAATTTAATGACACTTGGACGTGTTATTCCGACAGGGAAGATAAATTAGCTGATGCAACAACACCATCAAGCAGTCTGAGAGTAAAGGGGTTTATGGATGCGGGTTATAAAGACCCGATACAGTATATCCAACAGGAAAAGTTGGATAAGTTATATAAAGAGAATGACTGTAAGGAATGTGCTTAAAGACCGTAGCGTCTAAGCTCTTCTAATTGCCAATGTGTCTTAGGCTTGTAGCGATCTTTAAAAGATTCGGAAAGGACTTCCTCTTTCTTATTACGCTTGTCGCTGCTTGATTGATCGGTCATATAACCACCGGTGTAAGATTCTCTAAACTCTTCTTCCTCCGCGTAGCTACTACTAATCTTATCTTTTACTCTTAGAGCAATGCTATGATCTTCTGGCGCTACTGTTAGTCCCTCTTCAACATCATTAAAAAGAATACCTTTACGGTTTAACGCCTTCTTAAGAGCTCGTTTAACATTATCTGTTACAGTTAGTATAAATGCTTCTTTGTCGTTGTTCATAATTAAATCGTCTACTTCATCCTCCTCTGCTGTTTGTACACTAGATATGTTACCTTCATAGCTATCACCCTCTTCATCACCGTATAAACTCTGCTCGAAATTTTCATCTGGTAGCATAATAACAACCCTGCTATCGCTAATCTTATCAGCACTTGCCTTTATTGCCGCCTCTATAGCACCAACACCTTTTTTTGCAATCAATTGTGTAATCGGGCTGCCCGGATCAACTGAAAACTGTATCATATCACCATCAATATCTATACCCTCTTCATTAGCATGCGTTGCAAACATCCTACCTACATCGCTAGCGCGCCCAGCATCACTAATCCTAATCTCGATAAGGGTAGTTGGATCTTCCTTTGACACCTGTAAACTTTGAGCTATTTCCACCTCAGCAGATACTTCACTTTCTACTTCCTTTGGATCAACATTTTCTAATTCTTCAATCTCCTTTTTTTCAAATTCTTTTCTTGTGGCATTTTTAACAGCAAAAGAGACCAAGTGATCTAAGTTACCCTTAACATATTCCACTACTTCTACACTACCAGGCTTATCATCATCAAATAACTCATCATATGCTTTAGGTGCTAGTTCCTTTAACGTATTAGTTATATACGTTGATGATGTAGCCTTTCTTTTTAAAGCCTTAGCTACATCATCATTAATTAAATCTAAATCAATTAATGCTCTTATAATAATTAAATTTTTAACTCTTGAGGTAGCGCTTATTTTTTTACCCTCTGATTCCCAATCGGCAAGGTTTATACCCGCTCCTTTAACTGTATCTTTCCAAGTTTTTTCTTCTAAAAACTCAACCCGGTTGATTAAATCATTAAAGCCGCTAAAATTATCACTATACTGAAAGGAACTCATATACAATTATATTTATACCTATGAAGCTGAATTATAAAGATTTTAATAAAATGACCGACAACCAGCTCCGGAAGTTACCTGGAGTGGGTAAAACTACCGTTAAACGTA